TTCAAAATCAGCAACCGTACCTTCGTCCATTAATTTCTTTGTGGATACGATTCTTTTTACTTCTCCGAAACAACCTTCGAGTACTAACCTATGCGTTTTACTTTCTGATGATTTGAGTGTACCTGTAAATCCATGACGATAAGTACATTCTTCGAGTTTATGCATAATAGTTGTTAATGACTTTGCTTGGAAGGTATGAGCTTCATCTCCCATGACACAACCAAATTGTCCAAACCAATTCTTATCTTGTTTGACTAATGATTGCCAAGTAGAAATTACAATAGGTGATTTCGTATTCTTATCAACACCACCTTGTATTTTATAGATATCTGATTCATCACAACCGTAATCAACAAAGTCACCAGCCATCTGATGTACTAACGAAATGGTAGGAACAATAATTAATGTTCTTAATCCAAAGGTCTGATAGTAATGTTGTTGTATTAGGTAAATAATTAAAGACTTACCAGATGATGTCGGTGATAGAGATAAAGATCTACGGTTACGCAAAGCGTTAGTGATATATTCGATCTGATAGTCTCTTGGTTTAAATTTACAGTTAATCTCTTCAGCCAATTCTTCAACGTATCCATCCTCTATGATTTCAGGTTCTCCGATCTCTGCCGGTGCTTCTAATATATAATCTCTATCTTTACAGAACTTCTTAAGGTGTGGAAGTAGACCAACATATAATACAGGACGCATTGGTTGAAAGAGTCTTATTGTTCCATCCCATACTCTTGCTTTGTATTTAGGACTGAACTGATACCCTTCTGGTTTAAATGCAAAGAACTCAGACAACTCCATCTTCAAACCTGAGTCGGCTTTGATCCGCATGTATACTGCGTTGATATTTTCTACTTCGATTCTTTCACTCATAATTGCTCTTTAAGCCATCCTGCTTCTTCTTTTCCACATTTAAATGCAAACCCTACAGATTGAAACATACCCTTTGGTACTTGTCTCCATAGGTCTTCAGGTTGTTTTGAATAGTTTTCCTTAGATGTTGCTAATACACAACAATCACGTTCTAAAAAGAAATCCCAAAAATCAGTATATGTCCAATACTTCGAAAATAGAATCTCTGCTGTTTCTTTTCTTGAATAGATATGTGCACGATTGATTTTCTTTGGTCTTTTATATTCGTTCTCTTGAATACGTAATGCAGCTGCTTCAGTAATACCAATCACTGCCCACCCATGTTCTTTTAACATACCTGTTAATGCAAGTAACATACCTTGTTGAGTTCTTAATGGTATTCCTTTGATTTCCTGAATAGAACAAAAGCCATTATAAATGGTTCTTTTTAATTCTTCGGATATATCTGCTGCGTATGGATTCATAATTTAATTGCCAATAATAAAAGTATTGCTGTTAATAATATGTTTGTGAAAAAGATACCAATTGCTAATATTGTATGATACCAAATCCATCTTGTCTTGTATGCGTTCTCAATTGTAATTGCTTCAGGATCTGTATCGTCCTTCATTACATCAATCTTAATACGATTATCTTTACGTTTGAGTTCTTCTTCGACGTCCTTAAATTGATTCTCGGCTTCTCTCTTGAAACCCCACTCTAAAAATCTATCCCACATTAATAATCTCCGGATTGGAACTTTAGAATATCAATCATATTCTTAATTACGAAGTTCCTGCTATGTATTGTTTTAATTATATCCTCGAGATAGTTTGCGTTGGCAGTATGAAAATCAACAGTAAGACTTAGTTTGATAATATCAGCATCGGCCTGAATATGCTTATCCAAATCATTACGAATTACTTTTCGTTGAAACGGTTTCCAACCTTTCTCTCTCAGTGTTAGTTCATCCATGGATCCATCGTAGTAATTACGTTTGTCCATCTCAAGATCTTTGTATTCTGCTTTAAGCTTTTTCACTCGAAGGACTTCCCTATAATACAAGTTATAATACTTGCTATGCAATTCAGGGATTCTTTTACTTTCGCCGACTAGATTAGTTTCATCTATTGGTGAGTCTTTTGCCCAAAGGCTTGCTATATCATTTGTGTCCATAATTTATTATCTCAAAACTTTTAATTCATATCTATTATAACAAACTTTGAGCTAAATGTCAATAGCCAATATAGTATTTTGTTCTCCTACACCACGCTGAGCAACTCTATAACCAAGCTCGACATATAACTCTATTGTCTCATTAACAACTTCTGCTGGTGTTAATATGTTGGTCTCAAATTCAATCGTCTGTGGATAGTTTTCTTTTAACCTGTCTTTTAGGAAAGGAATGAATGATTGTAAGATATAAGAATCTCCACCTTCAGTATCTAATTTTAATGTTTTAAGTTGTTCAACATTATGATGCTCAAAGATATCACGTAAAGGTATTACATCTACCTCAATTGTTTTAACGTGTTCTTGAAGATTTCTTACTTTGTGTTGATAGTGATAGTCACCCATAGAATTACAACCACGAATCCAATGCGGAATGCCTTGTCTTACAATTGTTTCATGGGGTATATAGTATACTTTATCTCGACCCGGCTTGCCATCAAAAGAAACTGCGCAATTGAGTTTCTCAACATTCTCTTTGTTTGGAAGGCGATCTAAATAATACTGTATTGGTTCAATAGATAAACCAACTGTTTCGTCTCGAGCGTTTTGGATATGTGTTTCAAAATCAGAAGTTCCTACTTCAATAAAATCATAATTCATAATAAAGTTTATCCTATAATTGTTCCATTGTAAAAATATCGTATCTCATTGTGACTGAACAAGTAGCGTAAGAAACGTCTTGAACATTTACATCGAGTTCAACTGATCCTAATCCTGTAGGAAAACAGTCTCTAAATATAAATCTTGTGTTTGGGTTCTTGTGGGAGTTTGTGATGGTTGCGATAATGTCAGATTTAAAACCGTACTTTGATAGCTCCAATTGTTTATTTTGATTAGTAGATGTAGATCCACTAATACCTTCTAACCAATCAAGTATCTCTTTATAGTTATTCATATTCTCATCGATGATAAACGTCATCTCTAAATCAGCATAAGTCAATTTATCGTTGATGTCATATAGTACATTGAGCGGAGTATCTCGCGCAGACGGTGTTGCTGATAAACTTGGGATAGAAAGTTTCTGCACAAAGAACTCAATGTTAGGTATGCGCTGAACATTAACCGTGAAGTTTGTCGGTGATAAGTAGTTGTTAATAATTTCTGCCATCTCAATTCCTATAAATAACTGTATTGGTATATACTATTTATTTATCTGTTTGGAATTAGTTATGGAATTAAACAATCACTTCGATTACGCCGGTATGACACCGGAAGAAATCGGCACAATGTGGCATCAGATCTACAAGCAATACGATTACGATTGGTGGTATGAAATACAACCATCCGACGTAGTTTTAGACATCGGTGCTGGAAACGGTATGTTTGCCAAGAAAGCATTAGAAGCTGGTGCAAGTAAACTTTATATGGTTGAACCTAATCGTAGAATCCTACGAGCAGCCATACACAACTGTTCAGATCATATGATTGACATCCCTCCTTATAGTAGAGTATATCCTATATGCGCAACGATAGGAAAAGATATTGATTCATCAGGCATGTATCAGAATCCATTATATCGAGCAGAATCTGAACCACAAGTTTTAAATCTACAAGAACTCATAAAAGGATTTGAGATTCCTATTATAGATTACTTACGAGTAGATGCAATTGGTGCTGAATGTAATATATTGAATAAAGATCTGTTATGGTTATTTACTGGTCACGTAAAATTTGCAGCAGTAAGAGTTACTTTAGGTAATAGATATAATTCGCACAAAGTATTTGAACGGTGGAGAGATTCGTTTTTAGTTGAAGTAAAAGATAAGTTACTTTTTAAAGATACGGCGTTAGGTGAGAACCTATGGGCTGATGATTGGAAAGAAAAGGTACCTTATACGTTTATGCTTTATATTAAGAATTGGTAATAAACAACATAAAGGAACTCCAATCTTTAAAGTTTCCTTCGTTTAGAAAATCATCGTTATAGGCTTTCTCTCTGTCCTCGTGTTCAAGGAACCGTACTTGATTAACATCAAACTGTCTGAGTAATCCATCACGGAACTTTTGCCACTGCTTAACACAACCGCTATATGCGTTCATATGAAACTCTACGGCAATATGTTTTACATTGTTTTTGAGATAAGGAATATTCATTTCTGTAAAGATACCATATTCACCACCTTCACAATCAATTTTTAAATAATCAATATGTGGTATATCGTAATCAACGACAAGATCCAAGAATGACATCTTTCTATAATCTTTATGTTCTGAGAATACATTTGCGAAATGATTTGCGGTTGAACCAATACCTGCTTCGATAGGCAAGACAGGAACCTTACCATGATCAATAAAGTAGTCTGATATATTTCGTATTAGAGTTTTGAGATGAGGCCGCGAAGGTTCGACAGCAATGATCCTGCCAGCGTTGCGATCAAGAGCATGACAAACAAAGAACCCAACACAAGCACCAATATCAACAACGATATCACCTGGCTCAACATCACGCCACCATTGATAATCTTTTCTATAAAAGAATTCATGATATAAAGTTTGGACATCCGTTAAGGGTAGTCCTTCCGTAAGTAAATTTAAGTTTAAGTTTTTCTGTTCCATGATCTACCAATTGTGTACCACGTTGCTCATAATAAAAAAGCATGTTAAGAAGTTTACACCAATAATAACTGTTCTTACAATAGCAACATAGTTATCGTATGGTTCTGTTTTATCGTCGGAAAATCCACCTAAGGAGTATTTCCATATATTCCATATCTTGTTCAATTATTTATTCCTCTTCGAACAAATCTACGGTCGTATAATCTTCAAGCATATTGCGAGCATACTTTGCCATTTGTTCTAATTTAATTACTGCTGCTTCAACCTCGGCAAAATCCATTGGCCTAATCTTATCGTTAATAGTATAACCTTCAAAGTGGTTCTCTACTAATGTTTCAAAGTCAAATGTTGTTTCTACGACAGGTTCACAACCCTCTCCAACATAAACACAAACTCCAACGCCATCTTCATCAATCCAAGCGCTTGTGTCGAGTTCTACCATTGCTATTTT